GTGACTTCCTGTCACATTATCCAAAACTAGTAGCTTACGCGACTAGATGGTCCGTCCAGGCATATAGCCAGGGACGGGGAGCCGCCGGTGGTATTACCCACCGGACCCACTGCCTCTTCGTCTTCACGACGAGAGTAGGTACCTCCGTAGTAACTGTCGCCTCCACAGGGTCGCCGAGCCGAAGCCGGACGAATGCGGGTGGCAACTCGAAGTTATCAATTGGTCCAGTAAGAGCTCTGCTCTTGCTGGCACGGGCTTTTGCAAGCCACCAAAGTACGTACGTGCGGTCTCCTCGACTCAACCGTGTTTGCTCTTTCGAGACATAACTACGGAAGGAAGGGATACAATCGCCACGTTTACGTAAGAAACTTCGGACGAGTCTTAATTGGTACGCCGTGGTAGCATCTACGAAGACGCCACTTCGGGTATCCTGGTTGAAAGGTACATAGGGAAGGCCAAACTCTTTTACAAGAGCCTTAGCGATTTCCCAAACCTCTCCCCCAGTCGTGCCAATCCTCGCTAACCCATTAACTAAATGACACAGGTTTCCCCGTTGCTCATTCAGTTTCCTGAGATAGAAAGGAGTAATGTCGATCCCATTGAAATAGTCTCCGCCGCAGGACTCCCGAAAGGGACCTGCTGTGAAGCTTTTCTCTTTGTTCACGTCAAAACCTAAGAAAGAAAGGAGCCGTAGCAAATCCGGGACCAGTTCGGTCTCCAGGATTATGTCATCGCCGTAAACGGCGTAAGCTTTGGATCCAATCGCTCGACAAGCTGATACGAAAATCAGTGTCTCAAGCGGAAATGTAGAGCCATTCCCCATAGAGGAGAACTTCTCGTACACGTCCCTAGAACCGTCTGGAAGACGATAATAGGGGCACCGGAGACGAAACAGATAGCCAGCCCAGTCGCTTGGTATTACCCAAGAGATCAAGCTCTTAGCTACTGAATCACTAGCACTTTTCAGGTCAATAGTGGCATATTCACCACTAATTGAACCTTCACGTGCCAGATCCTGATTTAAAGACTGGTCACTTAGGTTGATCCCCCATTTCCTGAGGATCTCCTTAGCATAGTCGTCGAATGCAAGCTGTAAGGGTACATTGCCCTCTGGCTCACACGCGATTGTTCTATGCGTTTTCCAGTTCTTCGGTACGAACTCCACACGGTTGGACAAGACCCACCTCGTGCTCAATGACAGCTTAAAATAAGCGGCCAAGGCACGAAGGTACGGTTGACTCGCAGGAGTGCAAGTCATCCGCCGCCCGATCTTTAGATGGGGCAGGGAATCCTTCCGACCATGTTGGTCACTGGCACCGCTAGTTATCCGTAGTCTCGTAGGTAACGAGTCTAGGAACTTATCGAATCCACCGAGAACCTGACAAATGTCATGTTCCATTCGAGTCATCCACTTGTTCATATCGGCACCAAGACGGTGGCGATGAACAAAGTAATGATCTAGGCGTTTGTTGGTACGCTTGCACTTCTGCTCGGCCTCGAAGAAGGCAGACAGGGCTGCTTGCGCGCAACTCACGTCAACAGAGAGAGCCTCGTTCTTTTTAAAGAACGCGCTCACCTGTCGAAGGACGCGATAAGTATGTAGATCGTGCTTTGCAGGATCACACATGTCACTAGCGCCCGCCAACGTTTTCAGATCTCGAGCTCGGTTTGCACCGAACAAAAGGTCGTAGACGTCAGCGGGTATGGTGCTGCGGTTCTCATTTAGGTATGCACCGCAGATGCGGTGAGTTAACCTCACAGGGTCCATGATATTAGGTCCTTATGTTCGAGAAAAGTCGCCTACTTAGCCAGCAAAATGCTGGTAAGCAGTGATATAGGCTCTGGCCCAAGGTACATTGTAGCGACACCTACTATTACTAGTAGAAGCAGCTTATACACCTTAAGCCAAGACGTCGGCCGCACTAGACGAGAGGGAGACCACGCTGAAGCGTGAGCTGACCCTCGTCAGAGAAGCCAATGTCCGCCATCACACCCGCTTGTGCACTCAGCACGGACTCGAGTCCGGTAGTGAACACGTGGGCACGGCAACGGATCTCGGTGAGAACCGGCGTCGCAATAAGCTCACCTTCGGTGCTCTCGTAGCCTCCGTAGGAGACCTGGATAAGCATATCCTGGATGGGCGAATTGCCCTCGGCAAAACGACGCGTCACTTTTACGAGACGCGGCGCCTGGGAGGTGTGACTGTCCATAGCCAGAACGGAAGTCCGTCCGGCGGTGTACAGTGCAGAGAGTGCAGTCGTCATGGCTGCCATAAGTTATCTCCTTATGATGAACGGAGGCGTTTTAACGCTTTCCGTCCGTTAGAGGTGTTTATCTGATCCAAAATAGCTAGGAGATCCCAGTACTTTAGTTCATCTAATTTCACCTGAAGAAGCGGAAAACGACCCACTGGTTGTGGGACTCGTTCCGTGTAGATATACGTGCCGGTTGCTTCTTTCCCGAATACCCCCGTATAATTGGGGTTGGGATAGAATTCCTGCATGTAGCAAGCTTTACTCCATTTAATTTGGAGACCGCCTGCGGCAACATACTTTTGTGCCACTACAAGGAAAGACATAGCCGCAATCCACTGTCCGATCCCTATGATCCAATCCGCAACGAAACTGAGAGTTGTTAGCTCCCAGCCGCTTAGGAAAGGATTAAAGGACCATCGAGGTGGTGAGAACTCTCCGATCACGGAACCGCGAACGGAGATAGAGATATCGTTGTGAAGATAGCGTTTATATACGCCACTCGTCACTTCAATTTCCTGCACATCAACGGGAAGTGAATACTCCTCTTTGATGCCGGATTTTTGAGAAACGTATCTCACGTCCTTGTCCCAGAAGTCGCTATTTAGGACCGCGCTGATCTCTACAAGATCGTAGAGTAGCGGTCGCCATCCATAGCGAGCTTCGAGCCATGCGCCAGGAATATTCCATGGAGGAATCTTCCCAGTTTTGAGGTAACGCCAGTAGCTCTTGAGTAGTCCGAGGACCATCTCTCGAAGCTTATGGTATTCCGCAATGAACGTTAACGTGTCATGGCCTTGCTGATATACATCAGCAGCGGCCTTTTGTACCTCATTCTTCATGAGATGACGGTACTCTGCAGCCAAGTCGTCCATATCCTCGTCCGAGGGTATGAAGTAGCTCGTTTCGCCGACTAAGTCGGGCGAACGAACTTCTTGACTGAATGACGTTTCTCCTGGGAGCTGATGTTTTACATCAGTAGAGCCAGAGTTCCTTGCGGTTCTCTGCCTCTGTTTCCAAGGCGTCATAGGGAGTAACTCCCCAGCACGTTGTCGTTCCGCAAAGTTCGGCGTATTGTAACCAAGTGAGCGCAGGTCTTCGATGATTGAGATTCTCTCGGCCCATTGAGGGTCATGGGCGATCAGCCCATTCTCATCGTACAACCATTGCTCAACATAGTCCATGGTTACCGAACCATAGGATTTCTCTACTTTGGGCATATCTAAGTCCAAAACCTACTACAACTTCCGCGAAAGCTGCAGTTGAGTAGAATCACGAAATGTGAACACGCGTGTTTCAAACACGTGCCACGCG